ACACGCTTCATTAATTGAGCCTCTGCCATATCCATTTCATCGGCTGTACTTGCGAATCCTGTACTTGATATAATTCCAACTATTGAAGGGCTTGTTGCTCTATGGCTTGTTAGTATTTGTTGCTTTGCCTCCTCTACTAAAAACGACCATTGCTTATGTATGTTTTCGTTAACTGGAAAAGGTGTAATTGTTATCTCTACATCTCGACCATTAAAACTTATAATAAAATCCCCTGCATTTGGGCTTCCTGTTAATTTTGCCCTTACTTGTTTTTCAAAAGCATCCTTTTGTTCTGGCGTTAAGTTCATCCCATCAGGAACATTAATAATATATCCCATACTCAATCCTTTTTGAATATAGTTTACATTAAGGTTTGCAATCTCCTCCTCCATTTCCATATATGGCATACCTGCTAAATAATCAGGGTCAGAAAAATAAATCTTACCTACCTTATAGGGCTTCCCAACATACAACTCGATAGCATCTTTTGAAGTTCCAAAGGCTGAAAATTCTTCAGGCTTGTTTTGGTATATCCGTTTCCAATCTTTTGAAAACCAATAATTCTCAATTTCACTATCTTCATTCTCAATACTAGGAACTACATTTTGCTTTGCAACGTGCATTATAGAATGTAAGCCCTTTTTTTTATTTTGTATAACCTGAAAAGAAAACTCCCCAAAGATTTGAAAGTCTGCGATAATCTTACGAAGTTCTTTAGGTCTTAAAATAGTCTGTAATGTAGCCCAATCATTCGTGCCTGGAACTCCATTAGTAAATCCCAAACCACGCCCATAAATCAAATCTATATAGGAATTGTTTATACTTGAGTTTGTAGGGCTTCCGTTATGCCTATCAATAATATAATCATAAAAAGAATTATTCTTACCGTTCAATACCCAATTACGGCTCTTATTTTCTACAACCGCAGGACGAACATAATTTGATAAACTTATTAATTTAATATCAAAACCTTTTTCTTTCATTATGAATAATTATATAAACCGTCTGTTAATTTAAACTCTTGAGGTTCTTGTGTTGTTGTTAGTAATTTTCCCCTATAAACCACAACATCATCTTCAGTTACCTTAACTTGATGCCTATCTTTATCTACAAAGGTAAAGGTGAAAGTAATGTTTAGCTTTCCATTTGTTACATTGTAAGTCGATGTAGGTGTTGTTGTTACTTTAGAAGCCTCATTATATAATGATACTACTAATATATTACTAGGATAGTATCTAGGAATTACATTTAGAGTATGTGTTGAATTGCTTGGATTTATAACCATACTATTAAAACGTCAAAACGCCTTTTTTGTTATTAATAAAAAACCCTATGCTCTGACTTACGGGTCATATACATAGGGTTTAAAAGAAAAACACTAACTTACTATACTAATGCTACTATTGCTAAAAAAGCTGTTTCCGTTGCGCTGTCTAGTATCGGGGCTATCTCATTGGTTGTACTTACACCTGTTAAAGTATAAAAACTTCCGTCTGCTTTCGCTCCTCCTGAAGTACGTACTACCGTCCAATCTATACCGTCATCTAAACCAACCGCTGAAAAATTACCGTTTCTGTCCTCTACAACTGCGTGACTAAATCCCGCAACTAATAAATTGAATTGTGCGTTTGTATTTGCGTCTGGAACTTTCACTACTAAAGTTATTGTTTGAGTATTCACCCTTGCAAAAGTATTCCTATCACTAGGCATATTTTCCTCAAGAGTATTCAAATCTCCCTCCAGCTCATATTTGAACGCATCGGTTAAAGCAACATTCATTGCCGTTGCTTCCCCCGCTACAACCGTAAAACTATCTTCTAACTCGTTATAAAGGTAAACGGTTTTTAAACCCCCTAACGCATCCTTACAGGGTCTTAACCTGCCTGCTGTTAAATCACATGAAGCCATTTGTTATTTGTTTAAGGGTTAATTTCTATCCTCCGTAAAGAGTTATATATTTCTGTCCTACACACCAAGCTGCTGCCGTTTGTATGTTTTTAATATATCGTTGCATTGACCCGTTAGCCATCTCCCCTAAGTTTAATGTAGATACATCGCTTGTTAAATCCATTAGCCATTTTAAGTATGATGGTATTGCGAAAATTCTAAATCCTACAAGTGGGACAAAATTGATTTTATGTCCGTTATAAGAAATAGTTTCATTTTCTCCACTACCTTCAACTAAGAAATTAACTTGCTGTGCTGCTCCTACTGCATTGTTAGCAATTTTAATTAATTGTCTGTCTCCTAGCGGTGCAAATATCTCGGAAGGTTCTGATTTATGATTAACAGTTTTTGAAGGTGCTACTCCATACATTTTACCGTATTCTGCTGCTATTGTTGCACTTGTTACGTCTACAATAGAAAGCACTTTAATATAATCACCTACTCCTGATCCTGGCGTTGCTTTTGCTTGAGAATTATTCTCTAATAGTACTGCTGGAATTGAACTTACTAAATTAACTGGCATTGCTGCTGCTAAAGTTTGCGCTCCTGCTGATATACTCCCTTGTCCTGCTCCTGGAGTTAATGCTGCAATTAAAACCTTATGAGCCGTTGTTGCTCCATCCCAAATCATATTCTCAACATCTTCACCTATTGCAGGTGCTACCTGAATAAGAACTTTTTGATCGAACTCACTAGAAACAATATTAAAAGCACCTCTAGCCATTGACCTTTCAAATCTAGTGCCTTTTAAAGCGTTTTCATCTATTGTATCTTGGTATTGATAAGATACTAATGGAACTCCTGTTTTGTTTGCGTTTAAATCAATATCCCCTGATGCTGTTACCGCCCCTGTGGTTGCTGCTGTTGCTGTTACGTCTACGCTTGATTCGTAAACGTCTGCCCCTGATTTATGCCCTTCTTGTATATCGATTAAACCCTCTCGAATTGTAAACGATTCTGCATACAACTCTTGTTGTATTTCTTCTAATTCTGTTTGGTTGCTTGTGCCACCCGTATATGCTACTGCCATTTTTTACTTATTTATTTGTTTTAATTCGTTTTCTATAAACTCTATTTCTTCTAAAGTACACTTGCCTTTTAAATGTTCTTTTACTTTTTTACCTTTTGGAACAGATTTTAAAAACTGCTCGTAGGTAACGCCTTTTGTAAATGGATTTAAAAACTTTGCCATTAGTTAAGTCTATTAAATTCCATTTTCTCCCTATTACTCATCTCTGAATAGTCTTTTTGTGCTACTTCAGATTTAATAGCCTTAACCGCTGGTTGTTCTGATAACTCTACAACCTCCGCTTTTAGCTTCTCATTTTCTGTTTTAAATTCTACAATATCTTTTTCTAAAGTTTTAAATCTTTCTTCGTTATCTTCTGAATACTTAATTAACAAAGACTTAATTGCTTGCGTAATTTCATCAGCACTAGGTGATGCGCTTGGCGTTACTGGTGTTTCAACTTCCGCTTCCACTTCTGCCCTAACCTCAGTTACTGCCCCATCAACTACTACAATCGCTCCCATATCACTAGGATATTCACCGTCTGGTAACGGTACTCTTTCCTCGTCTACTGTAACGAAAACAGGCGTACCTACTTCTAAAACGTCACCCTCGTATTCGATTGTGATGTCTCCCGATTGGACGCTTCCAAATTCTACTTTGCTTTTAATTCCAAGTTTAACGAGTACATCGTTCACCTTATCCTCAAAAGATTTTTTTTCTTCTGCCATTTCTATATTTGATTTTAAATTTATTTCTTTTAATGATAGCATTGCGTCAATAGAGAATCCTTTAACTGCCCCTGTCTTTACATAGTCGTTCCATATCTCATCATTGTCTATTTTAGAAACCGAAAGCCATTGCCCTTTTTTAACCTCTAATCCTAATGCAACTCCTGTATCTTGTTTTTCATCACGAACTATCCAGTTTTCTACGAAGGTCACGCCCTCTATTTTGCCATCGTGTTCTATTGTGCTATTTGAGTTATGAGCGTTTTTTGTAAAAGCATAACATAAGTTCGTTACAGTGTCCCCTGAAAATATCATATTGAAGGGCTTACCATCCCCACCATTGCGAGGTATAAGTTTGTTAGGCTCTAATACTAAACCCACAACGATACGCTTTTCTTTATTAATGGTTTTGAATTGTACCTTTTGTTTTTTTAATGCTATAAACTCACCTTTCATAGCGGGGTTATTAACTAAAGATATACCAAATACACCATCTACTTGGTTTTCGTCAAAAATTGCCTCGTAAGTTTTTATACTCATACTATTAAAACGTCATAAATAACAATCTGTTATAAAAACGGCATTTAGTATAAGAAATATCTATTTTAAATCCCTGATTCACTTATTATATTTCTATCTACTGACTGCCCCGTAGTAACATCTCCTGAAACTACAACCGCCCTCGTGGGCTCGTTATTTCCTAAGTTTATACTATCGTTTATTTGTGACCCTTCCGTTCCAGCCACTAAATTAAATGATGGCGCTCCTCCCTGAGCAGAACCTCCACCGCCTCCCGATACAAAACCTCTACCTGTTGCGCTTGGTATTTTTTGTTTAGCAATCTTTTGAGTTTGTAAAACTCCTGTTACTCCTACTAATGCTGCTGCTACTATTGCAGGGATTGTAGGTAGTGTTGCGAAGGCTTGCATTATACCTTGCGCTGTATTTATTCCTGTTTGTGCTATTGCGATTCCTTTACCTGCAACGGACTGTTCATCTACTAAGTTGGCAACGCCTCCTAATACATTTTGTGCTATTCCTAGTTTTGCTTCTGCTGTAAGGTCTGCCCATTTTATTTCATTATCGTGTCTTATTCTTGCGGATGCTTCCCCTATTGTTTCAAGCCCTAGATTAAATTCTAATTCTTGTTGTAGTTTTCTTGCGTTTTCTTCTTCTCTCGCCTCAAAATCCCTTTGAGATTGTTCAGCATCGAATCCCAAACCAACCGCTTTTTCTCTTTTTTCAGGGTCGCCATTATCTCCCCCTGCCTGCGTTCCATTTAAAGCCTTAAATAATGTTATTTCTAAATCTTTACCAGTTAATGTTAGGTCTAATAACTTAGATTTTAACTCTGCAATATCAATTAAGTTTTGTCCAATTCTTGATGCCTGTAATTTAGCTGCTGCCTCTGCTCCTAAAAACGTTCTTGTTGCTGCCAATTCTATATCCTCCCAAATACTACTCTCTAACTGTGTGTTTTCTAGCCTTTGTATTTGGATTTCTAATGCTTTTATTTCTAACTCGTTTTGTTCTTGTAGCCTCTTTACTATCTCAATTCTTTGCTTTTGTAACTCCTCTGTGTTTTTACCTTGTAGGGCTTGGAGTTCTATTGCCTTGTCAATTAATCCCAATTCGCCCTTTAAAAGAATCTGATTGGATTGTAATATTTCTAATCTTCTCTCAAGGTTTTTATTTGTTTGTAATATAAGGTCGTTTATCTCAGTCCAATAAGCAACCACCAAGCCAAGAGCAACGACAAAAGCACCGATACCTGTTGCTATCAATGCCGTTCTAGTTCCTTTTAAAGATAAATTAAATAGCTTACTAGCCTCAAAAGCATCTCTAAATCTCGTTGCAAGTCCTCCCGTTAACGAATCTAATATTGCTATTGCTCCACCATTACCAGCAACGTCATCAACTGATTTGTTGGTTTTCTCTGCTGCCTTGTCAACCTCTTTAAAACTACCCTCTAGCTTTTCAAGTTCTGCATTAGAATCCCCTGTGTTTACATCAACATTTATAACTTTTGTAATCATCTATCTATTTTTAACCATCCTTTTTACCTTGCGCTTTATGCCCTTCCAACTCGTAACTAATTGATGTTTTCCTTTTGCTATTTCGGTGTAGTCTCCTGCCCCGTAATAATCTCCGCTTTGTAATATCTTTATAACTTCGCTAATCATACATTTCCAATGCGTTTTGCTGAGAATACACAACTAGCAACCGTTAACGTAGGTGAGCCTCCATCAGAATATACATATATCTCTATATCTTCGGTATTATCAACTACCGATTGTGTAATTGCTGTAAAAGCCGTACTACCTGCATCTATATTATTATTACTTAAATCTGCAACTCCCAACACTCCAGAGGCTACACCGTTTACATAAATCTCAAATATGAATTGTTGATTTGTAGGACTTGAAATCGCTATCGAAAAAGAAACCTCATAAAATCCCGTTGCTCCTACACTAACAGGTGCAATCGAAGCAGTATAAGGGCTTGCTCCCGTTTGTGTTATCGTTGTATTCTGCTCAAAAGGGGTGTTTGTAAATATCTCTAAAGGTGCGGGCGTTGTGCTTATTCCTTGCGTGGACGAAGCTAAAGACCCGATTTGTCCTATTGCAGTTATATTTAATATATTCTTTTGAGATACCATTAGAATACCATCCGTAGCATCTGAAACTATAACTGCTGCAATAGGTTTTAATATCTTTTGTTCAATATTTGTTAATCCCCCTGCAACCGTTTCAGATAGGTATAAGAAATCTCCCGCCGTATATGCTGAGGTATCTAAATCTCCTACTTGACCCCAAGAAGTAACATATCCCGCTACCCCTATGGCTATATCGTGAGTACAAACACCTAAAGCCCCTGCATTTG